CATAGAGCATTGATGGAAGCTAATAAAGACATCATGGGGCTTTCAACATTATCTAAAGATATGAAAAATCAACTTACTATGATGGCTGATAGAAGCGCACCATTTAAAGCATTATTAGCTCGTTCTATATATAAGGCTGGTAAAGCTGGTGAAAAATATACTGGATTATTAGGTCAAAACATAGTGCCTCCTCTTTTAGTAAAAGGCGGTGGAATATTAAGTCAAAATAACGAATAAAGGATTTTAGAATGAGTGATATTGACCCATTCAAATATGGACAACTTGTAGCTCAAGTTGAGCAAATGGAAAAAAAGATTGACAAGTTAGAAGCAGGTATGGATGAACTTTTAGCATTAGCCAATAAATCCAAAGGTGGTTTCTGGGCTGGTATGACTATAGCTTCATTTATTGGTGGTTTATTCACATTTGTTATGCACAATTGGTTAGGAAAATGACATGAAACAATTTCTTGTGGGTATTGTTTTGATACTCTTATGGTTATTTTTATATGACTATGCGTATGGAAAAGAACTACCCAAAGAAATGTCAATGGCTACAGAAGCTGGTGAAGTAGTATTAACACTAGAAGAATGTACTTTTACTAAAATGGGTTTACGTGGCTATCCTTATGCTGCGTATGCTACAGATAAAGGTAAAGCTAATCACGAAGGTTGCTGGAAGAAAGAATCTGTAAACAACATGGATTCAGTATTAATTTACTTTCCAGAAATAGATGCAACAGCAGTATATAATCCACAACTATTTAAACCACGTTCAACACTATGACATTCATAACTGAAAATAACATAGCTAATCTATATTCAGCTCTTATAGAGTTTCCGGTATTTGACGAATATAAATTACCACCAGCATCTAAAGTAGATTTCGTAGTAGTGCATGACGATAGTATATGTGGACAATATGAGCCACCTGAAGCTGGTGAACCTCATGTTATCACTATATCTACAGCTAAATGTGGTCATTTAGATACAGTATTAAAGACCCTAGCACATGAAATTATACACATGATATGCTATTTAGAATCACCTAAAACAGATAAATATACTAGCCATAAAGGTTTATTTTTAAAACTACAAAAGAGAGTAGCTAACACACTTGGCTACGACCCAAAGGAGTTGTAATGATTAGTTCAATCGCATCTTTAATTTTACCAGCTTTAGTCCCTGCTGTTGCAGATGGATTTAGAGGTATTGTAGCTAAGTTTACAGGCGGTGCTGGTGGACAACCACAGAACGTAGAAGAACGAGTAAAACTAATGGAAGCTGAAGCTGCAAAACTACAAGCCTTAGCTGCATTAGATGGCGTAAATGGTGAACCTTCTAAATGGATTATAAACTTAAGAGCTTCATTCAGATATGTCATTATTAGTGCTATTATGTTATTTACAGGCATTATAGTATTTAATCCTGATATTGTAGGCACTAGCGTAGTAGCAGTATTTCTTGACATGACTGGAGCTTGTATGTCTTTCGTAATTGGTGAAAGAATGTACTTGACACTTAAAAAATGATTGTATTAAACATACTTAACTTTATCGGTTTAGCCATACTTAAACTTATTGTAGTTTCATTGTTATTTGTAGCTATGGGATTTTCTATTTTGTTTATGTATGCTATGCAAATCTTAACTAAAGCACTTACACATATTGACAAGAATGTTAATTGAAGTAAAAAGGTTTGAGTTTCAAAATACACATACGATAGGCAAGATGTACATAGATGGTGTATATGAATGTTATACACTAGAAGATGTAGTCAGAAATGGCAGTAAAGTAATAGGCAAAACTGCTATACCTACCGGTGAATACAAAGTCATTATAGACGCATCTGTGCGCTTTAAACAAGATATGCCACACATACTAAACGTTCCTAACTTTACAGGTGTTCGTATTCATTCAGGTAATACTTCAGCACATACAGAAGGATGTATCTTACTTGGAACAACATGGTCAGGTGGTGACTTTATCGGTAATTCTAAATCAGCTTATAAGAAGTTTTTTGAGAAGCTAAAGAAAGCTAAAACAGCTACAATTAAAATATGTTAGATTACCTTATCTGCGATATTCTCTGTGCTATTACGCATTTTAAATATGTTTTCTTATTGATTATCATGTATTTAGTGTATAATAAAGTATCTCAACACTAGGAGAGTTACTTGAAATACAAATCAGTTTTAGTCATATCTGACTTACATATTCCGTATCATCATCCTGACGCATTTGCTTTTCTAAAGGCACTCAAAGCTAAATACAAGTTTGACCACATAGTTAATATAGGTGATGAGCTAGACCAACATGCTATATCTATGCACGAACATAACCCAGACCTATATTCACCTGGGCATGAATTAGAACAATCCAAGAAGTATGTAAAAGAACTAGAAAAGATATTCCCTAAGATGACTTTGGTGCATAGTAACCATAGCTCTTTAGTGTATCGCAGAGCATTAAAATATGGGCTTCCTAAGGCATATTTAAAGCACTATAACGAGTTTTTAGGAGTTGGAAATGGTTGGATATGGGTAGATGACCACACTATTACTTTATCTGATAATAGTCGCTGTTTTTTTACTCATGGCTTATCTGCTGACGTTCTTAAAGTAGCTCAACAATATGGTATGAATACTGTGCAAGGTCACTATCATACTAAATTTAGTATTGGATATTACAGTAACCCAGATGCTCTTATTTGGGGGATGCAAGTTGGATGTTTAATACATCAAAAGTCTATGGCATTTGACTATGCTAAAAACTTTAAGAGTCGTTTTATTGTGGGTTGTGGAATTATTATTAACGGTCAACCAAAACTAATGCCTATGGTCTTAAAAGAAAATGGGCGTTGGAATGGTCATGTTTCTTAGGACAATTATGCAACGGTCAGAAGTAGAGATTATCTGCAATCATATGTTAGGTAGAACTATAGTATCATGCGAAGCATTACATGGTGATAGCACTATTGTTATCCAATTAGATGATGACTCTATTATAGAGATTAGCGGTGAAGAGTTATCTCTTTATGGCGAACTAACACCAATGGATGATTAGTATTCGTTCCACCAGTCATCTATATAATCTTTTAATGCGTCTATTCCTTTTCCAACATGAGTCATATATAGCCCACGCACCCAATAAAAGTCTTTGACTTCAGTTGAATGCTCATCACTATGTCCAATAATTAGCAATACTGTATGTAGCTTTGCCAAATTTCTTAACAGTATCTTTTGACCATCACTAATTTCTTCGTTTTCACGCTTCCATTCTGCAAATAAAAAATGACCCTTATGTTCATATACCATGTCTAAATTAACAGGTATAACTTTAGGATTGCTTTTTACTGCTCCACGCAAAAAGCCAAAGTCCGTATGACTAGCATACGAATTACGCATACCATTAGACACAAATTACAGTACCGTTAGTATTGACTTGGCATACTGTTACAGAGCCATCTGGTGCATATATAGTCGTTGTTTGACCAATAGCCTTTTCAGTTCCCCATATAGCTAGTGCAGCCATTACAACAATAAATATCCAATATATCTTATTCATCATCAAACCTTTCTAAAATAGCTTCTACTTCAGGTGGATTAATAGCTTCTTCATCACGCATTACTTCTATTAGTTTATTTTTATACCATTCGGATTTATCTAAGTCTTGTTCAAAAGCACCTTTAAAAGGATAGCGTAAGTCATACTTCATCTTACAACCTTTTAGGTATCCAATAAACTCTTCCTTAGTCAAGCGGCTTTCAATCACATCTATTGTTTCAATACCGCCTTGTAAGTAATGCGGTGGTCTATTCACCATATCTACCATAACTATCCCCTTATAAATAAAAGATTTATTGCCTGATAAGTTCCAATAAAGAAACCTATAATTGCGCATACTACCATAATATAAATAATATAGTCAATTACTTTTAATATCCTATCCATTTACCATACTCCCTTCCTACAGTTACAGATACATACTCTCTATTCTTAAATCTTCTATCTAATATATCTTTATGTGTTAATTTAGGTAAGCTAAAGTATCCTTGACTTTCCAAGTATTTTAATCTTGCTCTACAAACAACACATTCTTGTACAATATCTTTAATGCTGCAACCAGGATGTTCTTGTATATATTTAACGATAAACTTTGCTTGTCGTTGGTCATCTAATTTAGTGTACATCTTTTACTCCATGAGCTTTTTCTATAAGCCTAGCAAATCTAAATATTCTGTCAAGCGTTAAAACAGCATTACCACTTCCAAATGCTTCTTTATATGCTTTAATAATTTCTTCTTGTGTGAGTGGTTTAGAGTCCACCATTAGCCTCCACTAATCTTTGTGTTGCTTCGCTATATTTATTCATTGACTTATATTCTTCAAACTTATCACCTCTAAATAATGGTGTAATCTTAATATGATGTGTAGAGTTCTTTAAATCATTAAGATATGACAATTCTTTAGGATGAAACGACCATAAATAAGACTTCTTTAGGTCACCAGATTTAGTACAAAACTCTTCATAAAGCCATGCTACAGGTTCTTTTTTAGCCATTAGTAAAACACCATCCTTCCTATGTGCGTTTTCTTCCGTTTCCCAAACCATACTTTCTTTGGCGGTATTGAGTCATCATGAAAGTATAAAGCATTTGCAACTGGGTTAGTATATTTATTATAAATAATCGTATCAATAACCAATAGTTTAGTCTCCAGATACGCCCTTTCATTAACTGGATGGTGGGACTCATCTTGCACAGCAAACTGATTATCAGCATAAACGACAGAGCATACAGAATGACCCCAACGACCAGAATGTAACCTATTACGTATAACATTTATCACACCTACCTTTTCTTCTAGTGTTCTTGTATTAACTTCGTGGTAAACAGCAGTTGCATAACACGCTATATCTAATTCTAAATGGTGTATATCCATTATAGTCCTTTCATGATTTTCTTGTGTCTAGCAAACCCATACAAGCGTATAATTCTATTATAAATCTAAAAGAAAGGAGAACCGCTATGTGGACATCACCAGCAGCAACAGAAATGCGTTTTGGCTTTGAAGTAACAATGTACGTAATGAACAAGTAATTGTTATGCAATGGGGATGCTCCTAGAAAGGAACATCCTCATCTGCACCTTCAACAGCAGGTTTACCTCTAGTTTCACCTTTATTCTCTACCATTGCTACAGCACCACTAATAAACTTACCATTAGCACCTTCTCTAACCCAGCCTGATAATGTAAATTCAATTCCATCCAGGTTGAGCTTTCCTCGGTAGTCAGGGCGTTTAGGATTGTCCCCCTTATCGTTCTTGTTTAATGTAAACGTGTTTGTGTTGTCATACTGTGCCATATACTACTCCTTTAGTTTTAAAATTGTTTGGTCTACTTCGTCTAGGAACTTAACCACTTCAGCTTCTAGTTCTGCAATATAATCATTATCCCTGTCAACCCTATAAACAAAGAGCTGTAATTCTACAGGGAAATTAGGATTATAACTAATAAAATCTACCCATTTAACATTAGGACTTACAGAAGCCATTTGCCATTGTATCTGTGGTATGTATTTACTAGGAACTGACTTACTCATAAGTGTATTAGTATGCGTAGTTTCTATAGGACACTTAATCTCTATAAGACCTGCATACTTGCCTTCTTCTTCTGCATTTACTGCACCGTCAGGACTAGCACCACTATTCTTAATAACAGGATGGTCAAAGAAACCTACTTCTACAGATA